CACCCCAAGCGTTGATGCCTCCGTTAGCGTTGAAAGAAACACCAGCTGGAAGGATATACTGCTTCTGTCCATCCTTCTCAGAAAGCATCAAGTGATAAGCACCAGTCTCAACGAATACTCCTGTAGCAGTTCCGTTAGCAGCCTTAACCTGAGCGATGATTCCGTGGATAACATCCCAGTTGGTAGCAGACTCAACGCCTCCAGCCATAGAAGCTCCATCGAATGCAGTTGACTTAGAAAGCAAACCAGCAAGCTGAGGAGAAGAACCATTACCAGTAAATAGTTGGTTCTCGATAACAGTCTCAACACGCTTAACTCCATTAGACTGGATATAAGAAGCCAAGTAAGAAGCATCCTCAAGCATCTCCATAGATACTTTCATATGAACACCGATTTTCTCAACCTTAGCTCTCTGCTCCTTGTACTGAACATCGATTTGAGTTTTCTCAACACCTTCGCCAATGAATACTGGAGTTCCCTCCTCATCGTACTCTTCAACCCAAACGGCATACTGAGTTCCGATTGCACCAACAGAAGCGTTAGCCAAGTAAGTCAACAAACGCTGCCGAACTGGAGAAACAACACCGGTAAATTCAGAGATAGTTACTTGAGAAGCAGATGAACCACTTGCAAGAGTAGAAGCCAAAGTGATTGTTCCTACTGCCTTCTCGCTGATTTCAAATACCAAAGGAGACTTTAGACGAGCATTAGGCTCATTCTTTAGTCTTTCGATTTCTGCTCTTACTGGCTCGTAAGCCTTCATAAATGCACTTTTGAAATCTTCAGCTTTCACTTCTTTCTCAACTGCACTCTTCTGCATAGCGATGTCAAGCTTGTCAAGTTGCTTTTGCATTTCAGCAGCATCTTCCTTGCTAACTACGTTATCCAAAGATTTTAATAGGCTCTCAGCCTTTTCGAAAGCCTCATTGGCTTTTACTTCTGCATTGCTTGCTTTAGCCTTTAGAGCCTCGCCAGCTTCTGCGATTACCGATTTAACGGCATCAATTGTTAAATTTTCCATTTTTCTAGTTCTTTTTTTAGTTCGTTAATTGTTATTATTTCGACCGCCTCGGCTTTCGTCTCTTCTAAAGTAGCGGCTGCTGGCTTTAAAATGTCTAAAAGTGATTTGAGTTGATTTTCTAATTTTTCTAATGTTTCGTCACTTGCATCTGAAGTCTTTACAAATTTCTCTAATCTGTCAAGATATTTAAATGCATCCTCCTCGCTTTTAAGGTCTATAAAGGTAGTCTCAGGATTAGCTCCCAAGAATTGAACTGCTGATCCTTCATACATCATTACCTCTTTAATTAGGTTTGCTTTGGCCTCTTGGTCGAACTGCTCCTTAATAGTTCTAAAGCCAAAAGAATGCTGGTTGATTAGTTCGCTTTCAATCATTTTCTGAAAGTCCTGACCAGCAGCGTGACTTCCGATTTTAGCCTCGTAACGTAATCCTTTTTCGTCCTCGTAAAGGTTCATAATTTTAGCAACGACTTTGTTTTTATCGTGATCTAAAAGGTATTTGATTAATTGCTTTCCTTGAGGGCCACGCTCCATTACAGTCTTGGTAAATGCACCTGGTTCAATAACATCGCCATCAAGGTCTTTATTCCCGAAAACGGCAAAGTAACCGGAAACAATACCTTGCTTCATATCGCTATCGGTAAAGCCTTGATTTAATCCTTTTTTAATAAATGCCATATTGCTATCTTTTATTTCACCTAATTCTCTCAATTTATTTCTGCTCCATCCTAGTGCAGCCTTACCTCCCCAAGCATCATACATTAAAAGGCCGCATCCTTCTCCATAAGACGTAGAGGTTTCTAAATTCACCTCGTGACGGCTTAAATACGAATACATCCTTTTGATTGTATCAACCGAAATAGGATCGCCATTTGCAAGCTGATTGGCTCTTTGCTTTCCTACTGGAGTACCGCAAGAACCCCATCCATTCTCCTCCACATACTTTAAAACTCTTCTAGCGTTGTTTTTAACTGCTTGCGGATAATCGGAATAAGATTGCTCAGCCTTGTCTAGCATTGTATATTCGTTTAGCCAAATATACGAATAAAAAAAATTAGGAAACAAAAGCCGATAAATACCAAAAATTAGTCCGCAAAGATTTCTTGGTACTTTTTAGGAATCTCATTTAAATTTGTAATAAAGTGACTTAATGAATATTTATAAAAATCAGATACCAATTGAGACTTACTTTCTGGAATTCGTCCATTATGTAATTCGTCCAAGTCTCCTAAATATTTTGCTATTTTTTTAGTTATCTCTTTTTCAGTTTTCCTAAATTCTAATATTTTACCTATCATAGCTTTCCTCTTAAGGTTTTTGGTACAATTGTTTTGGTTCTATTAAGTGTGACTATAAAGTCAATTTCGTCTATTCCAAATTGACTAAATCCGGGATTTGGGCCTTTTATAACATATCCATCATAACCTTTTGAAGTTGCCCACGATCCAAAATCTGTAATTGCTTTTAATTCTGTAATCATTTCTGCAAATTCATCTGGATTTGTATTTCTTAAGTCACTAGCAAATAAATTCTTTACATTTAATTTATTTTCCCATTTTTTAACTATCTCATCCTTATAATCATCAACCTCTTTGTACCATTGCGATCTTAACTGTCCATAATCTCCAATTTTCATTTGAGATTTATTTATAAGAGCTGGTAAAACATTTTTATCAACTCCATCAGCATAGGCGTTCGCTATTACATATTGTTTATCAGCTGCCCAGTATGTGCCATTACCATATGTATTATTTCTAGCTCCGTATAAATCGCCTTTAATATATTGATCAATTAATTTATCTGCTTTTAGGTTTTGACTAGGCACATCAGAAATGCCTCTATAAATTAGACTATAATTAGGGTCTTTTGATAATCTTAAAAATTCATCATCGGATAAAACTTTTGGTAAACCTCTGAATCCTTGTATTTCTGCGAGAGCATTTTGTACAGTTTCGTATTTTCCGTCAATTAATTCGCCCATACTGTTATCTTGTATGTTCTTATTACCTTTTGCTAAGTTAAGGTATTGATTCTTAAATTGATTAAAATCTGTATATTTTGCTTCATTTGGTATAAATTCCTCAACCGCTTCAATTGTTGGAGTTATGTTTTCAGATGGCACTGGTAAATTAGTATTAAATGCGTCTGGGAAATTAAGTCTTGCGTAAGCCTCAGAAATGTAAACAACAACGCACGAACAATTAACAGTCTGAGCCGCTCCACCCTTGATGTCTCCCGGTTTGTCCATTTGAACAACACCTATTTTAGGAGAAGTAAACTCAAAAAAGGAGTTGGCTGGAATTGGTTTGTCTTGTGCTTGTATATGTTGAATCCTTGGCTCTTTTGCTCCTCCGTGTATCCATAGCTTCCAAAGCGTTGTCCCTGTTTGGTTTGCCCAATCTTGTGCGCTTTTATTTTTGCCTTCGTTAAAAGCTCTTGTCGATTCGGTTCTTGCTATTGCTCTGGCCCTCTTTGGGTCTGGAATCAATTTTAATAATAGCTCTTGTATTTGAAAAGGATTTAATCCTTGTTCTACACCTTCACCTAAAACTGCTTGAATTTTCTCTCTAGTATTGTCGTTAACGGCAGTAATTAAAGTCCCAAGGTTTTGCAAAGTCCAATCCTTGATCCATTCTCTCCAAGTATTTAAAAAGAAATCATCGGGAACGTAAGCCTTTTCTCGATTGTCTTGTCTTATCCGGTTAAACTCCTTTCGTGCTGAGTCAACAAAAACCTTTTGATAAAACTTAATATATGCCTCTTGCATTGGCAAAGGCGATGGATTTGGCTTTGCTTGTAACTTTAAAGCCTCTTTAAATACCTTTATTCCAAAGCGTTCGTATTTCTTTAGGTCTTGTTGTGCCGACCTTCTGACCTTGGAATAATTTATTTTTCTCATTCTTTTACGCTTGGAAATCTACAAAATCAGTAGATGCACCTCCTAAAGCCTCCTCGCTTGGTATTACGCTGCTAGGTATCCAATGAACGTCCATTGCTGGATCTTCGCTTGCGTGCCAGTTCAATAAGCTTCTTACCTCGTTTCCTGTAAAATATGGAGACTTTCCGTATGTGTCCAAAATAACCTTTACATCGGGTTGCAATTCGCTAAAGCTAGAAATATCAAAGTCCACAACGTAATCCATCCCATAAGACTTGGCAAGCCATTGGGTAAATTTCTCCTCAATCATTTGGAGTTGTGGCATAATTACATCCGTAACCAATGACTTCTGAGCGTGTTCTAAATTGGCATAGGTAGCGTTTGAACTAAACAATACTGGATTAACTCCCCATAAACCACAAAGCGTTTGCAAATCCATATTTTGAGAGTTGATAATATCCATTGCTACTGGAGACAATCCGATTGCATCGTATCTCAAAGGAATAGAAGAAGCAACGATTTTGTTGATATTCTTATTTCCGTTAATTCGCTCGTCAATCCTTTCGTCCATCTTTGCCCTTTGGTCAGGTGATGGCCAAAACTCAGGATTTGTAATATTAGGCGAAATAATACCTTTTGCACCTCCATTTTGGAAAGTCTTTTGCTTTGCCTCATTCGCTTCGTTGTTGGCCTGTAAAGTCTTTAAACCAGCTAATAGAGGAGGCATTCCACGAAGCTGCGCTCCATTTAAATCCCAAGTAAGATTGGTTGTTTTGATGTGCAATACCTGGTCGGCTGGAATCTCAATGTTTTGATCTCCAATAATCAACTTATAACCTCGCACCGGTTCGAATAAAGAGCCAGCAACTATTTCTACATAGTTAGACGGCAAAACGTACATCTCCTTTATTTTGCCCTTGTTTAATCCTTCCGTTGGCTGAAATCCATAAACAAAGATTTCTCCGCTAGTATTGTACCACGTTAGCATATTGTCCAAGAATTCTGCCCAAGTTTGAGATGGGTTTGGATTCTTGATTAGCTGATTTACCGGATCGGAATAGTTAACGTCTTGCAGCTCCTTTTTTCTTAATGCTATGCTTTGCAATCGGTTTAATTCCTTGGCACTATATTTTCCTCCTTTATATTTCTTAGCTGCTTCAGATTCCTTGTAAACGTAGGTTGGACATTGCTTTCCTTTCTCAGCTATTTTGCGAATGATTGAATAAACAAGGGAGTTTCCCTTATATCCTTGGTCGATAAAAGTTTGCTGATTGGAGTCGTACCAAACAACCATCGTGGAGGCCGTAAACTGGCCGTATAAGATTTGGTTAAGTAAATTTACATCGGGATAAGTCTTGGTTGGATTGACTTGCGGAGTGATGTAATTTTGGAGAGCCTTTAATAGCATAGCATATTCGTTTTAACAAATATACCTATTTATTTTTTTCTAAAAATGCAAGTCCATAAAACCAAATTATAAGCATTACCGCTCTTGCTAACCAATGCCAGGTTAAAGGATTAAAATCTAGGGTTACAAAAGCTATTAAAAGGTAGCAGATAACCATTAAAATAAGCGATGCGATTGTTTCTTTGCTCATATCGAAAAGGTAAATTTTGAACCTAAAAGCAATTCAGTAAATCCCCAAACCAAAGCATCTACTCGGTCAGG